CAATTGATATTAATGACTCCTTCTACAAAGTGGTTATTTCCTTTTTCTTACGTTGTATCTTGGTTTTTATCACATCCTGTATTGGACAGACTCAAACCAGTTTATGGTGAGTTCGTTCGATTGGAAGTGTTTGAAAAGAATATGAGACAACGAAAAGATATTTCTGGAACATCTAGGACTTTGGTAAGTACGGGCCGTGTTAATGAGGTATTATCATGCACCATTGGCGTTGAGACGGATAATGCTATCTCTTCGAGATGCAGAACTACCAAGCCAACTTTGGCTATGGTTGAATCTTGCGTCAATATTTATGAGAAACCTAAACAGGGCACAAGGGTTAAGGGCTTGGAAGTATTGCTAGAATGGCATTTACTACAAGTTTCATTTCATGCACCCATGGTATATAACGCTCCTTCATACGTGCAGAGATACCAGTTCCAACCTTTTGATTTTGATGCGAAACCAACAATGCAATCATTCATGAATCCATTATTGGATGGGGCTTATGCTCCTGATGCTACTGTTGGGAATGAGAAAAGATCAATTAAGGGAAGACTGGAAAAACCCCAAGCAGAACTGAAGGATGTTGTATTAAATAAGTATTTATATGATGAGATGAGACAATTTGCAAAAATGATCTTTCGGGATCATGCTCATACATTAGTACCTGTGGATGAAATGGAGGTCTTCAATAGGCAAGATAGACCCACCCAGCGCAGAATATTAGAGGAGGCTGGATACCTCTTACCTAATGAATACAGTAAAACGTTTATGAAACGTGAAGCGTATGGAAATATTAAGGACCCGAGGATAATCAGTACTATTAATAGTAATGACAAACTCGCTTACTCAAGATACATGTATGCCCTGTCTGATTATATTAAGAAGGAACATTGGTATGGATTTGGCCTTACACCAAGAGAACTTGCTCTTGAAATTGCTAGCAAAGCTACTAATGCTAAATCTCATGCTATTAATTCTGATATTGATAAGTTGGATGGTCGCATATCTGCGGTCTTAAGGGAGTTAGAGAAGATTATTTTTACTACTGCATTTAGACGGGAGTATTTGCCTGATATATTGGATAGGCATTCACGCCAATATAACATCACTGGAATCGGAAGGTTTGGCACAAGATATAAGAGTGGTACAGCAAGGCTGTCTGGATCACCTGAAACATCAACAGCTAACACTATAGATACAGCATTTGTTGCTTATCTAGGATTACGTGGCACAAAAGAAAATGGACATTATTTAGGACCGAGAGAAGCATATGCAAGACTTGGAAAATTTGGTGGAGATGACGGAACGCAATTTGATATCGATCCACGATCCTACAAAAGGGCCGCTGAACGAGTTGGATTAAAAATTAAAGTCGAGGTGATTTCGAAAGGAGCACTTGGCGTTAAATTCTTATCCAGATTCTATGGACCTGATGTGTGGTTTGGAGATCCGACATCAATGTGTGATGTAAAGCGCCAAATATCCAAGTTTCATTGCACTGTGAACTTACCTCTTGGATACACGTCGGAGATGAAACTCCTTGACAAAGCCTTCTCATCCAATTTAATGGATAGTGAGACGCCTATTATTGGAGATTTTACTTGTGCGGCTTTGAATTTTATGCCTGAGAATTATATGCACGTCAACTTTTGCAAAAATTGGTGGGCACAATATCCACGCAACGAACAATATCCAAATCAATTTTCTGATTGGATGTTCGATGTTGTTGATCGTGACTTACCAACTTTCAATTATGGAAGTTTTAGACGCTGGCTTGACAAAGCAGATTCTCTGCAATATCTTATGAATGCACCTAGCTTCTGCGAAGCTATACCTCCCGTTGCTGTAGATACTCCCGTGTTAGTAGGAGACATTATACTGCAACCGAAACCTTCTAGCGATTGTGCCTCCACCACATCGTCGAGTTCCACTATTTCAATTTTATCCCGCAGAAATGGAACTCGTGGGCGTAAACACCCAAAGAAAACCCGTAAGACGTTAGCTTGACTATGTCTGCGTTAAACAACAATAGAC